CAGGTAAGTCAAATAAATCTCCTTGAATTTCGTCTTGCTTACTTTGAGGTACTGTACTCATATCAATTCCAATTAAACTTGGAGCAGTACACAAATTAGCTCTACCAGTTGTTCCAACTAAATCAATTAATCTTAACTTTTCTTTTCCTGGATAAAGTCTTAAACCTCTTCCCACCATTTGAGTATATAATGCACTATTAGAAGTTGGCCTTGCAATTATGACAGTTTCAACTAAAGGCATATCCGTTCCTTCTGTAAAAATCATACAATTAACCAAACACGGTATTTCCCTATTAGTAAATTTCTTGATGATCTCTTCTCTATTTTTAGTGTCTGCTGTTACTGCTACTGCACCAGGAATCTCTTTAGCAATATCTTGTGCATGCTTAACAGTTGTAGCAAATATTAATGTTTGTCCTTTTGCATGTTTTTCATATACTTCTCTAATAGCTTTGTTAATAACTTCTGTATCTAATGCTTCTTCTAGTTCTCCTACTGCAAAGTCTCCCATGTGCCTTGCAACCTTACTTATGTCGTAACCAATGTTGATCCTCAAGCATTCAATATCCGTTAAATATTTGTTTTTTATCGCCCATTTTAAATCTTTTTCAAAAATTATTTCTTGAAAAACATCATCAAGTCTAACGTTATCTCCTCTATTAGGAGTAGCTGTAAAACCTAATAAAAGTCTTGGCTTAAAATAATCTATGATTGTTTTATAACTTTTTGCTGCAGCATGATGACACTCATCAATAATAATCATGTCAAAATCATCAGGCTTGAATTTATCTAATCTATGTAGTAAACTTTGTACTGAAGCAATTACGACAGGCTCGTTGTTGCTTTTACGGTTTGCCATTTCGACGCCAATCTGGCAATCGTAATATTTGATGGGTTGTGTAACTAGTTCTTCTCTGTGTGCTAGGACTAGTACACGACCTTTCCTTTTTATATTTGCAAATGTTGCTGTTTTTCCTAGTCCAGTTGCCATTTGAATTAAGTATCTTCCTGGACTAATATCATTAATCTTTTCGAGGACTTCTTGCTGATAGTCTCGAAGCTTTATATTTATCATCAAAACATCTCCCCACTATATAGTTCTATAATTTTCTTTGCAGTTTCCAAATCTGGATTCTTTCTAAAATGAATTTTTAAATGCTCTGTCTTCTTAATATTCTCAACATGCTCTTTAAACATGTTAATCATAAATTCATATTCTTTGACTTGAGCATCATATTTTTTTACTGCTTTATCTTTTAGCTTAAATGCTGTGTTTTTATCTATTTGATTATTATGATATCTCCATCTAATAGCTTCTAATGCTTGATACAAATGTAATTCAAGCAATTCCTCAGGTGGAGATTTTAGTTTTATAATTTCTTCTGATCTTAACACCTAATCACACCTCCGTATCACTTAAATATCACTAAAAAACATTGATATTTAGGCAAGTAACACAATAACACCTGTTTTTAGTTATAGGAGACATATATATTTATACAAAAATAAAAATATGCTATTTTTTTACTTCCCATATAAGATATATATTATTATTTATGTGTTACTATATTATTATTTATTATTAAAAGTCTTGCCATTACTGAATTTTCAAGGTAACACCTTGCAGTGTTATTTATGTGTTATCGTGTGTTATTCGTGTTACCTAAAAAATTTCTTCACTATTATCCAAATCATTTGGAAGTACAACTTGAATAATTCTTTTTCTAGCATTTAAAAACTTAAGATATTGTGTAACTGTATATTTTCCTTGACTATCCTTAATAATTTTCCCTGTTTCTGCTAATTTTCTTTTTATTGCATCAAAATTTCCACCTATACTATCCAAAAATTCTTCAAGCTTACTAGGAATCACAAAGCAATAATTATTTCTAAATTCACCCCACATTTCTCCTTGATTGCCCTCTGTGAATTTATTTTTATTAACTATTATCCAATCAATAATCGATTCATAATCTCTTCCTGCTCTGTCAATTTCTTGCTGACTAGATAAAAAATCTTCTATATCTTCTATTTTTATCTTCTCATCTTTAAAAATTAAATCTGTACTTATTTCATCAGCTAATAGAATTAATGCCATTGCCATTGTTTGCTTATCAGTTGTATCAAATTTTGAAGTTAGTTCTTGCATAATCTGTTTATATCTATCGTTTAGTTCTTTTTTGCCTGGTAAATTTTCAATAAAATACTTTCCTGCATGTCCATAATTTTCTCTAACAAAATTACTAACCTTGTTACCGTCTTCAATAATCTTGTCTATCGCTTCTATTTCAATTACTCTATTTTTTACTCCACCACCACTATTTTTTTTAGTGATAGGTTCTTCTCCTGTGAATAAAAAGCAACATCTCCACTCTTTTTGTTCTTCTACTCCTCCAGAACTAACACCTCTACCTTTATCAATTCCTTCTGTTAAATACATAACCAACTTATCAAAACTTTCCCATCTGCTTTTTATTGTTTGTAACTCATCTCCAGCAAAAGGTACGTTATGTAAAAAGCTTGCATATCTTGCAAGTGCTACTTGTGTTGAATTTAATGTCTTAACAAGCTTCCCAATTTCAGGATTTCCCCATACTGACATAGCAACCATCAAAGCAACAGTTTTTCCACTTCCTGTTCCTCCCCACAGATGTACGACAAATGGTAATCCACCTACTAACTCAATTAATGGTGCAGCAAAACTGGAAGCTATAACCAAATGTGCAACCTTATTTTTTCTAAGTTCAATACATTCCTCTTTCCACTTTTCAAAATTTCCTTTTTCCTTCACACACTCAAATACAGATTTAAAAGATAAATCGCCATCATATTTAAGTTCTTGTGTATATGGTGAAAAAGTATCTCCTATCCATCCAAGCCTTCCAATACCTTTGTTTACTGGTATTTCATTTATATTTAAGGTAATAATATCTGCTAAATAAGTTATAAGCTCTTTCGCATTATTCTCATTTACCTCAATTCCTCTATTAGCGAGTTGTAAAATTTTATTTTTACTTGCAATTGTGTTTTTCTCTACAACTATATCTTGCCATCTGTTATCCTTATAAAAAGCAAGTTTGATCTTTTCCAAGTCATTCTCTACATTTATAAGTCTTTCAATCGGCATAATCGGATGTGAGCAAGCCTCTATTGTTTGTGCTTCAAAATTGTTTAGCTGTGTTCTTTTTATTCCTATATCCAGAGCTTGCCATTTGCCACATTTTAAGTTTTCTAAAGGTGGATTAGTAAAATTAATCACATTACTTCCTTGCTGCTTAAATTTGGCATTGTAGTCGCTCTGATAAGCTTTAAACATTTGACTAAAACTTTTTGATACCTTTAATTCTTTTGCTTTTTCCTGTAATTCAACTAATAATCTAGTTCTCTGAATTGGGTCCGTAACTTGTAATACATGTTTGAAAATTTTTTCATCAAGAATCGTAGTTTTATCTAACTCATTTATTTCAAACGGTATAAAAGTATTAACCAAATCCTCTCCTTCCAAGTTCATTCACCCACTTTCTTTCGTTCTTGTAAAAGTTCTTTTTGTCTTCATCTGTTCCATTACTAAGCACGTCTAAAAAGTAATCTATTTTATCTATGTTATGATATTTTTCAACTAAATCATCTGTATCACAAAGATAATGGTAATAGTTGCATAATATACCAAATGCTTTAATTTCCCATTTTTTATATTCTTCTTTTATCTTTTGCTGATACTTATATTTTTCAAGCTCTACATTGCTTATAGGCTTTCCAAAGTCAACATTTAATCCAAGTAATTCATTTATTGTCTTTGCAGATTCATAAGCATTAATTCCTAACAATTTTGAAACTAAAGTAATGCAATCTCCACCAATTCCACATCCGAAGCATTTAAAAATTTGTTTATTTTTATTAACACTAAAGCTAGCCGTTTTCTCTTTATGGAATGGGCATCTTGCCTTTAGACTTCTATTAAGCTGAATATTCATCCTATAAGCAACTTGAACTATGTCTGCTCGTTCTTTTACTTCCTGTATTTTGTTTATGTTGACCACTCCCTTATAGCACAATAGCAAGGTCTTGCCTTGCTATTTATTAAAATGGAAGATCGTCATCTTCAACTGGAGTAAACTCGTTGCTTACTGCGAATGGATTTGGCTCTTTCTTTAATAGCTTGTCCTTCGGTATTTCAAAATCACCTTTTCTAATTTTTTCAACAGACCTTACATATAAAAGTTTTGTTGACATTCCTGTTGAGCCATCTATTTTTTCATATTCTTCTCTTCCAAATAATCCACCAAAGATTAATCCTTTTAGCTTTGATTCGTCCCAATTGCATTTATCCCAATCAAAACCTTGATTGCTTGCTGCTAACGTTGTCATTAATCCTTTAAAGTACCCTGCTGCTTTTTCTCCTTCTAACATTTGTCTATATACTCCAGGCCATTTAACTTCTTTAGTTGGATCTTGATTTGATTTTTTATTTTCTTCGAATTTTCTTTGGTAATATCCTGCATATTTTCCTTCTGATATATCAAAATCTATTACTAGCATTTCTTTTCCGCTTTTAGCAGTAGTAATAACTGCATCCACAATCTTACATATATATCCACCTACTGGCAGAACTTCATACTCTCCTGTTAAAGCCTCAGCTTTATCATATCCTTCGATTGGTTTCATAATTATTCATCCTCCTTCTTTGTTAATTCATAGTATTCTCTTATTTTTTCATCAACTACTTTTAAATCATTATCTATTTCTTTTTCAAACATATCCATTGGTGACTTTGCTGTTGTATATCCATCTGATTGTGTTTCAAAAAAGTGTCTTTGTCCATCTGACTTGCATAAAAGAACAATGCTAAATAATCCTTCTACTGTTAATTGGTTGTCCAACATTTTTCCACAAGTCTTTGCCTTAATCTTTCCAGTGTCACTTGTTTCTGTATGATGTAAGAAATATACAATACAATCATCCGGTGTTTTTGTTATGATAAATTGAATTAGATTTCTAAAATTCAATGCCATATCTGTATATTTCCCATACCCTAAATCTTTTGCTTTATCGAATAATTCAAAAGCCATTAAATATTGACTATCGTCAATTACATATTTATTTAGATTGTGCTTTGACAAACTGTTTACAATACTTTGATCTGTAGCTCCATCAATCCTTGCAAGTTTCTTTTTAAAAGGTAACGGCTTAGATGCCACATTAAAAATTCCAACTTCTCCTGGTTCAAAATTTCTCATTGAACATGATTTTCCAGAACCAGATTCACCTAAAATTAATACAGGGATTCCCATTATTTTATCCTCAAACTTTCTCCTCTTGGCTCTAAATGAGCAAAAGGTAAATTTTTTCCGCTTTCTAAAACTTGTCTAATCTTGTCATTATCATTTTGAACTATTATTTTTGTATATTCTTCAGGCACTTCTCCGTCAATAGTTAATGCTTGTTTGCCACCATTCTGGCAAATATTAAATGAAAATAATTCTGTATTAAATTTTGTTTTGCCAGTTGACTTCATCACATTAAATAAATTAGCTTTTAAGAAATTAATCCTATTATCAAATATCTTCGCATTTTTAGTTAATCTTTCTGCTTCCAATTTTCTAGCATCTCTTAAATATTCAAGTTCTTTCATAATCTTTGCATAGCCATCTGCTTTATCCTCAATTTCGCCTTCAATACTTTCCAAAGTATCTAATATGCATTGTTCATCTGCATCTTCTTCATAAAGCATTTCAGCTACTTGATTCCATTCTTCTCCTAATTTATAAATACTCATAATTTCACCTCTTGATTTTCAAATCCAATTATGTTATCATAAAAGCAATAGTTGAATTTGATATGTTCTCTATTTGAGTTAGTTTTCGGTTTGCGAGTCCTGAACTAACTCATGTTTTTTATACTCGTCTGATAATTCTTGAATTGTTTCATTCAAAAAATTCCTTAATAATGTATCTCTTGTTGCTGGTTCTGAATAGTTATCTAATACATTTTTGATTTCAAGCAATACATCAATTGTTGCTGCTATGTATTTCTTTTTTAGATTTTTCTTGCTAATTTTCAAGTCATCAATTACATGTTTTTGGTATTTTAACTTTACAAGCAAAATTACAATGGCAACAATTAGTAATAAAATAATTACCCACATAATTCTTCCTCCTTTCTTATTTAAGAATTTGAATTGTTTGTCCTGGAACAATGATGCAATCATCTATGCTATTCAACTTTCTAAGTTGATGAACATATTCTCTTATATCTTGCTTAGCCTTTTTGTTTTCACCAGCAATAGACCATAAAGTATCATCAGCTTGTACAACATATTCTTGTGTAATAGTTGGTTCTTTAGACAATGCTTTTATTACCAAAACTATCCCTGCATAAAATGTAACAACTATAAGTAGCCATATTAAGCATCCTTTTCTACTTTTCATTTGTATCACCCCTTTTCATCAATTAAAATTCTACTTGCATTAAGCATTGTTGCTTTTAACCTTGCCACCTCATTTTCTAAATGCTTTACATATTCGTTGGTATAGGAGCAACCGTTATTTTCAATTAGTATTTTGTAATGAACAAAACTTTTAGTTGAATCTTCATCTATAAAACCTTTTAGTTTTCCTTGCTTCAGCATCTTTTTTGCTCCTTCAACACCTATACCGAGGATACAGTTTTGCATATTTTTCTGGCGAAACATATTCTCCTAATTTTTCCATTTAGATCACCTCTTCAACTTGTTTTTATTAACTACGGTTAATGGCTTGGGCAAAAAAATATATTTTCTAAAATTTAATTTGTTAG